ATCACCTGCAAGAGCGCCAATGAGGGTGTTTTGAATGCCCGTGGTGACCGCAGTACCCGCAGCACTACCAATGGCTACGTTGTTTGATGCATCAGAAGTAATACTATCAAGTGCAGTATCACCTACTGCTACGTTACTTGTACCTGTGGGGAGGTTGCCTAATAAGCCACCTGTAACTTTAGTTAAAGCCATAAATTACTCCCCTGCGTCACGTTCTGTTCTGGTCTGATAATCTTCTCTAGCAGTCACAAGGGCTACAAAGTCTGCTTGGTTGCTAGGTATAGAGTCTGTGAAGCTATCGTCATTCATTAGCTTCGTAGTCCACTCCTGTTGCATACGCTTCCAGCAGTTATTCTTCTTGCCTAGCATTGCAGCTTGAAGCCAAGCGTCAATGTCTACTAAATCATTTAGCAAAATTGCTTGTTCTGTATCTGTTAATTCTACTGTTAATGTGATTGTTGCCATCTTTATCTCCTTTAAGATAAGTTATTTCGCGTGGTTGTTTATGCTACTAGGTGGCCTGAAAAAGAACTTACGGCGTTAACGTCCATCTGCGCTGTCCCACTATTTGGTAACTGAAGTTCAACAGTAGCGGTGTCACCTGCATCCATGTCTGCTAGTACACTCAAAGGAAAGCTCATATAAAAAGCATCTTGGCTAAGAGTATTAGTGCTGAAAATGTAGTAATAAAGTCTATTAGAAGTCCTCAAAGCAAGTTGAACATACTCAGTCGCACTATCTACAGTTAAGCAGTATATAGCTGCGTCAAATTGGTATCTTCCCGTAACTGGTGCAGTAAAAGTATTACTTGCAAAATTACTGCCTTGGTCAAAAACTTCAGTACCAAGAAGTATAGTTGTAGTAGCAGCAATAGGAATGTTTGCTTGAGTTGATGCTGGACGGACTAAAAACGCAGGTTGCAAAGGCTTTTTGACAGCACCCGTATCATGGTCAAGCGTCAATATATCTGTCCCACCATCGTTTTTTGTAATCGTTAATAGCTCTCCTGACACAGTTATTACGAAATCTTTATTGGTATCGCCTTCCAGCCTAAGCGAAGGCTCTGTTGTTGTTTTTGTTAAAGTTAATGAATCTCCACCGTCATGAGAAATAGATACACTGCCCCCAATAGCCACACTCTCATCACTACCAATAGTTATAGCAGTAGCATTTGAGTTGTCTACAATACCCGGAGTACTTGACAGTTCTATAGGGATTTCTGTTAAAGCCATTAGTTATTCTCCAGTGCTGTTAGCCTTGTAGTCAGGTCAGTTATTGCTGTTGCCTGTGCTGTGATTAAAGCTTGTTGTTCTTGGATGGCTTTAACAAGCATTGGGACTAGCGCAGAAGGAGCTACTTGCTGTGTGCCATCTGGGTCTTGAACCCACATACTAAACCCGTTTTTTATTTCGCTGTGAGCATCAATTGCCGTTTTGACTTCTTGAGCTATAAAGCCATGCTGAGTTTTGCCACTACCGTAAACGGGATCTGTTGAGTCTGCATCATATTGTGGCAAGGTATCTGCCACAGCGTTTTTTGCTTTCCACTTGTAAGTAATAGGGCGTAAATCTTGTATAAATGATAAACCAGCAGTAGATGTTGTTACATCTTCCTTTAACCTTTCATCAGAAGCTGCTGCCCAAGAGGTGTCTGAGCCGTCAAAGTTAAGTGTTGCATTACCTGCCGCAGTACCAAGCCGTATGGTATTAGCTCCAGCGCCAGTAATGTTAGTTCCCATCATTATTTCATTATCTACACCAACAGCACTTTCTTGTAGGTTAAAGCCAATTTTAGTACATAGATCTCCTGTGGTAAGGTTATCTCCGCAAAGACCGCCTATAAGGGTGTTGCTGGTTCCCGTGGTGATTGACGCTCCTGCGTTTAACCCGACAGCTACGTTATAGGGTAGTTCATTTCCAGTAAAATTTTGAGCAGATAATGCGCCAGCACCAATTGCAACGCTTCGCCCACCTGTTGTTTCTGAGCCAAGTGCGCCCTGCCCTACCGCTGTATTGTTATCTCCGCCAGTAATAGAATCACCCGTAAGACCACCGATGAGAGTGTTCTGAAGGCCATCGGTGACTGCACCGCCTGCGCCATACCCTACTGCCGTATTGTAAAGATTAGAATTGCCAGACACATTAGAGTTTGCAAGTGTGTTGTATCCAACAGCAACTGAGCGGTGTGCTGTGACATTTGCGGCTAAAGCACCCCTACCAAGGGCTGTGTTAAAATTACCTGTGGTGTTTGCGGTTAAGGATTCAAACCCAACTGCTATGTTAGAACCACCCGTGGTGTTTGCGTCTAAAGCATTTGCGCCAACTGCTACGTTTGGTGTGCCTGTGGTGTTTGCGAGTAAAGAGTGATAACCGACTGCTGTGTTGTTAGAGGCTGTGGTGTTATCACTAAGCGCCTGATCCCCAATGGCTACATTTGAAGCACCTGTTGTGTTTGTAGTAAGAGACGATACACCAATTGAAATATTACTATCTGCGGTAGTATTAGCATCTAACGCACTAGTGCCAATAGCAATGTTTCTTTCGCCTGTGGTGTTTGCCCCTAAAGAAGCATAACCAACCGCTGTGTTGTTAGCGGCTGTAGTAATCGCATCCCCTGCAAGGCCACCGATAAGCGTGTTCTGAACGCCCGTAGTGACTGCTCCACCTGCTGCATACCCGACTGCGGTGTTGTAAGTATTTGTAGCACTTGTAAAGTTTTGAGCATCTAGCGCATTGTTACCAATAGCAACAGACCTACTACCTAAAGTATCAGCAGTTAAAGTTTGATAACCTATCGCAATATTATCTGTTCCCTCAGTCAGAGCCTCACCTGCTTCTGCCCCAAAGAAATTGTTGCGAATTCCCGTAGTTGCTGCGGTTCCTGCAAGGTAGCCAACTGCTGTGTTGTAGGCGTTACCAGTTGCAGTCAATGCAGTCAGCGCGCCACTACCAATAGCAACAGACCTAGAGCCTGAGCTTAAAGCATCAAGAGCCGCATAGCCTATTGCAACATTATCATCACCCGTGGTAATCGCAGTACCTGCTTCATCGCCCACAGCCACGTTGTAGTTGCCGCCAGAAGCTATGGAGTTACCTGCGTTGACACCTGCTACAAAGTTAGACGTTCCTGACGTAGTAGTAATTAAATCACCAGTAACGGTTAAACTGCTTGGCGTAACCAAAGCACCAGACAACTTATCAGACGTAACACTGCCATCTGTAGGGGTGTTTACATCCAACTGATTCATCGTCATTACTTCAACCGCCGTCCCCAAGGGTGGCGCAGTGCTGAAGGTTAATGTAGTCCCAGAAATACTGTAGGTGTCTTTGTGCTGGTAAGTACCATCTATATAAACCTGTGTGTTGTTTTCGTTTACAGGTGCTAAAGAAAGTGTGAGGGTAGTATCTGATCCGTCACCCGTCATCGTATCGCTATTCAGATTAGTACCTGAGATAGCAGACGCGACTGAGTAGATTAAAATACTTCGTCCATTAGCTGGCGCAGAAGCAAAAGTTAAAGTAGTTGTGCCGCTTGCCGTAGCAATCGAATACGCAGCTTGCTGTTGAAAAACACCTTCTATAAAAACTAATAAATTGTCTTCAGATGTTACTACTTGAGACAGCGCGTAAGCAGTTGTAGAACCGTTTCCGGTAAAGCTGTTGGTAGCAAATGTATTAGAACCGCCGCCGCCTCCAATCTGGCCCCAATCGTCCGTATAGCCTTCAAATTGCTCTAGGGTACTATTGTACCGCAAGTACCCCGCCGCGCCCGTAGGACGCTGTGCAGTAGTTCCTACAGGCATATGTATCGCATCTGTAGCTGAACCAACATCTAGAGATACATCAGGGGAAGCGTTAAGAACACCTACGCGGTTAGTGGTAGAATTTACCTTTAGCGTATTCGTGTCAATGGTGAGGTCGCCAGAAACAGCCAGCGAAGTCAGCGTACCTACACTTGTAACATTGGCTTGTGCCGCAGTAGCTAACGTACCTGTTATCGTTCCTGAAACAGTTACTCCGCTAGAAGTAACTTCTAATTTGGTTGCGCCACCAGTTTGTAACTGTAATGTGCCAGTACCGTTGTCGTTAATTATAGAGTTACTGGCATTGTGAAATATTTCTAAATCATTACCTGCGCCAAACACCGCTTTCGATGCATCCGCAAACGCTAAAGCATTAGCAGAAGAATCCCATACAGCGTTACTAGACGCGCCTGTAAGCGTTAAATCATCACCAGATGAAATAACAAGGCTCGTTCCACCAGAGGTATTACCTGCGACAAGAACTTCAGCAAGCGTATCTGTAACGCCCGGATCAACCTTTAACATAGCATCAACAACTGCTGCGCCAGAACCTGCACCGTCTAAATAAACAACAGCAGTTTTTCCAGTAGCAATAGTGACGTTAGCACCAGAACCTTGGCTTATAGCAATACTTTGTGAGCCGGTAGTCGCGTTCTCAATAAACATTACGCGAGAAATAGTGTTTGGCCCAATAGTCAGTGTGCGTGTTGCTGACAAAGTGGCGGAGGATGTAACTTTAAAATACATCGCACGCGCTGGATCTGAAGAACCGTCCGCTACAGTGGTGGTAGCATCCGCGTCAGAACTAAAACAGTCTTGAGTATTGTACCCAAGAGCTTCACCAATCAGTTCTAAGTTAGTGTTTGTACTTGTACCCCATGTTCCGCTTTCATCGCCTGTGGCAATCTCTTTTAAGCGTAAATCATTAACGTAAGTTGCCATTTAAGCTACCTCTTCCCAATTAGGGTCTTGACTGTCTGAAACAGGTGACCAAGTAGGGTCTTGACTGTCTGCGACAGCCGACCAATTTGTTGTTTGACCAGGGATAATAATACCCCATATATTTGGTGGAGAAATTTCTCCAGTACCACTAACCCCAATAACAGCAACATCGGCATTGGCTTGAGTCGATACCGTACCAACATTACCAGTTCCTTGTACCCCTGCAACATCGATATAGTTGTTGAGCGCAAGCGTAACTGTGCCAATTGCGCCTGTTCCCGCAACGCCTGTAACAGCGAGGGTATTATTTGATACGGGGATAACTGTGCCGATTGCCCCTGTACTTTCAACGCCTGTAACCGAAACATTAGCCGCAGCATCCACAGTGACAGTAGTGATTGCACCCGTTCCCGAAACACCTGTAACTGCCGTATTTGCGGCAGCGGCAACAGCGACTGTTGTAACCGCGCCCGTTCCAACAACACCCGTGACGGAGAAGTTTGCGTCAGCGGTGACCGTAACCGAACCAATTGCACCCGTTCCCGAAACGCCGGTAACAGAGACGTTAGCTTCAGCATCGACGGTAACTGTACCTGCGGCACTCGTTCCAGCAACACCAGTGACTGAGACAGGAAGGTCGCCTTCGCCCCACTCAAGTTGGCCCCAAGTGCCTCTGCCCCAACCATTAATGATTGCCACACGTTATAACCTATGCGATGCGAATAATCGCGTTAGATGCGTCAGCAGTAGGAAACTGAATAGTAAAGTCGCCAGCGGTAGATGTCTTATCACCACCAAATGCTAAAGAACATACCGCTGGGTCACCAGAAGCTGTGTCATTGTAAATCAACGCACCGTTAGCAGTAACTGTTACATTTGAAAACGTAAGATCAGCAAAGTCAGTAAAACCAGTTGTTCCACTACTTGACGGATTTACGTTAGTTAACGCCGAACCGCCAGCACTATAGTTTGTACCAGAAGCTTCGTTGGTAGACGAATACGCGGTTGTAGCCGCACCTAATGAAGCACTAGAGGTATATAAAGCCAGTTTAAAGCTGTTACCCCCAGACGCTAAAAAATTATGTTTTGCTTCTAACACTTCTTTTTTAAAAGAAGTACACATTGCCGTAGAAATAGCCATTATAGACTCCTAATTATGTCTGCCATTTCTTTATGGCCTTGACGTTCTAATTCAGCGGTAAGGGTAGTCCTATCGCTCTTAATTGCTTCTTGAATGTAATGTAACGTAGTGGCTTTCACCGCACCTTTAAACTCTTCCGCTTGCTGGGCAATTGCTGGGTGGCAATTCCCACCAACACTAACAATCCTATCCGCAGCCGTTTGCGCCCAAAACTCTGGAGAATGACCTCCATCATTAGTTACTGTTACAACTACGTTACCTACTTCTAATCTAGGCGCTTGTAAAAACACGTTTAGGCACCCCTACTTATATCGTAACGGTATTCGTCGCGAGAACCATACCCCTCGCCTAAAGCTTTTAATCCAGCAACCGCAGCGCCAAACCTTTGTTCGTACTGCGCAACTTCTTCGGGGATTTTTAAAAACGTTGCGGCTTCGACCAAGGTTCCGTAAAGAAGCGCATCTGGGCCATTTTCGGACAACCATGTTGTTCCGCTTTCAGCACCCGCGGTTAAAGATGCTGGCCTAAATTTGTAATGAAGCTCAAAGCTGTAGGCAGAATCCGGCGTTGGCGCTACGATAAATGTAGAGTCATCAAACTGCGCATAGTACTTGGGTTCGCCAGTTGTAGAAGAATTTGGCGTATATGCTCGTATAAACGAAACCTGCTTTAAAAATAAATAGTTGTATTCGTCATTTGCAATTACCGCCAAGCTGTATGGCGCAAGAAAATCAGATGGCGTAGACAAATACGGATTGCTTGCCGTAGCATTTCCAGTAACGTTTTTACGAAAAAACGGAAGTTCAATGTTTTTTAAAATCCTTTCTTCGGCTTCTTTTATAAACGTGGGCAGGTCTGCCACAAACGTTGTTTCAGATGTTTCGCAATAATCTTGTACCGTAGATTTTAAGGTTGCTAGTGTAAAACTCATGTAATTACCACCGTTACTTGGCCGACTTGTCCTGACCCATTTACGGGCACAAACGGATAATTGTCAATTGTTGGGACACCTACGGATACTACAAAAGGTTCCACGCGATCTGGGCGAGGGTTTTTTAAAGCTTGCGGATCATCTATATGACGTGTCGGAAACAATTGTGGTTGTTTTGGCTCAAACTCATCAAACCCAACTAAATTACCGTTCCACTCGCGTTTCATGCGATTGAGCTTATATCGAAAGCCAGAACGGTCTGATATTCCGTAAGCGTTTTTTCCAGAAGCAAAGCCCGACACGGTTAAAGCCCGTACTGGTATGAAGGAGGACTTATCTTAAAGGAGGCCCTATCACGATCTTCTTCCATTGCGCGAAGCATTTCTTCTTCATAAATAGCTTTAAGTGGAGCCATCAATTGAGGGCTGCGCTTCATAGAAAGATAGTACGCAAGGCCCGCGGCCAAACAAGGGTAGAACCTAAAAGGTATGTCTACCGTGTTTGTAAAAGCATCCGCATCGTCTATTCGGGTTAAACGATTAAATTTAATAACGTCTGTGTTGTTGTCGGGAACCGGCCATATTTTTAAAACAGGGCTTATTTGCCTGTCTAAAAAAAACTGATTAGGCCGACCTGTTTGAGTTTTTGTTGGAATGTTTAAAAATTCAGACCGACTAAGGCGAGTGATTTCAAAATCTGTTCCGGTTCTAGTAACCACCGCAGAAAGCATATCTATTGTAGATTGTGTGTCCGATAAATCTTGGATCGCCGAAACAGTGGTTGTAGCGCCACTTGTACCACCCGTAATTGTTTCGTTAAGCGCAAACGAGCCTGCCGGAATAGTAGTGGCAAAAGCCGTGGTTGTAGGAGAGCTAGTTATAGAAGCAGTAGCGCCGCTTGTACCGCCCGTAATCGTTTCGCCAACCGTAAAACTACCTGTAGCCGCTACGGAAAGCGTTAACGAGCCAGAAGGATACTCACTGATTCCGGCGGCAAGCGTTATGGTAGTTTGCTCTATCGTCCATTGATTTAAACCCCTGTTTGCCCAATCAGCAAACAACAAGTTCAAAGACCTTTTTGCCGTTCTTAGATCGTAGCCCGTGCGTACTTCTTGACCACAGCGTTCAAAGGCTTCTTCAATATATTCAGCGACATCTATTTCAAAATTCTTACTGTTCGAGGTTGTCATTGTATAAATTATCAAATATTCGGTTAACGTCCAAACTATAGTCTAAATCAGATTTAGAGTAATGTATGTGCGCCGAAGGTTTAAAATCGGGGGCACCCGAGCCTGTTTCAAACCAAGCGGGATGTGTAACCCGTACTCGGTTGTTTGGCAACGCTACAATATTGCCCGTCCATTGACCTGCATCTAATAGCTGTAAAACATGCGATTGCTTGTGCTGTGCCGGATCATCCGCTATTTCGCTTTCCGTATAATCCACAGTAAACAAATACTTTGCAGGAAACATTTCCCCGTTTATTTTAGCCATCCACGGGGACGGCGTTGCTCTATCTAAAACATACACAGAGTGATGATTAGAAGAACAATCCCACGGTTGAGCATCATGTACCGCCAT